TGCGGCCCAGCATGTCGCTGAGCACGCGGGCCACCTTGCGGGCGTTGCGCTCGCACGGCACGCACCTGCCCCGCTCCCAGTCGCGCACGGTGGACTCCTTGACGCCCACGTGGACGGCGAAGTCGGAGACGCCCATGCCCGTGGCGATGCGCAGGCGCCTGAGCTCCGTCATGCGCCAGCCTCCCTCGCCACGGTGCGCAGCGCGGCTCGCAGCTCCTCCAGCTCGCCCGTGACGCGCTCAAGCTCGGCCAGCGCGCGGTCGCGCTCGAGCTTCCACATGTTCTCTGACCGCTCGCCGTCCTCGCCCAGCATCGCCGCGAGGTCGTCAGCGAGCGCGCGGCACTCCTCTACGGTCCAGCCGTGGTGCATCGGGCGCACGCACGCGCAGACCGCCGAGAGCATCTGGTGGCTCCCGCCGCGCAGCTCCAGCGCCTCCAGCCGCTCGCGCACCTTGGCGCGGTCGCCCGCCATTTTGCCGTCCATGTCCTATCCCTCCGTCCTGATCGCCCTGTACACGAGGTCCTTGGAGCACCCCAGCTCCTCGGCCACCTCCGGCGGCCTCATGCCAGAGCGCACCATCCGCCGCATGAGGTCGCGGTCGAACTTCCTGTTCCCGCACGCCTTGTGCCCCGCGGCGAGGCAGTCGGGGCACGTCACGGGCCGCTTTCCGAGCGACCTGCGGTAGTCGCGCTTGATGGTGAACTGCCGCCCGCAGACGGCGCACGTGGACGGCAGCGACTCCTCCACGTCCTTCGCCTTGATGCGCACCATCGCCAGCGCGACGGCCGCCCGCAGCGTCTCCGCGTCGTGGTACTCCATGCGCGCCAGCAGCCCAACCGCGCGGCGCGGCACCGCCACGAGGTTGGCGGGGTCGAAGTTCCTGTTGTCGCCGTCCGCGAAGTAGACCACGTGGCCCTTTGGCAGGGGGCCGTGCTCCTGCTCCCAGACCCACACCTGCTTCAGCTTCCAGTTGTCCTTGCTCATGGCGCGGTCGGCCTCGTCGGCCACCTTGACCACGATGTATCCGTCCTTGCTTACGCGCTCGTAGCCGACGGGCTTCCTCGGGCGCCCTCCGTAGCGGCGCCGCCCGTGCGGCTGGCGCCCGTGCCTCGCGCGCCACGAGTTGACCTGCCCGCGCGTGAGCCGCCAGCCGAACTCGGCCTCGAACTCGTCGGCGAGCTCGTTGGTGCGCTGCCCGTGGTCGTGGGCGTCCATCCACGCGTCCTCCTCGGGCATCTTCGACCAGCGGGCCACGCGCTCGGCATGGTCGCCGCGGCGCTCCGTGCAGACGTGCTCCTTCCTGAGCCCGAGCTTCGAGGCGCGGACGTACACCGCCGTCTTGGACGGGCGCCAGCCGAACTCGCGCTCGATGGCGTCCAGCGTGTCGTGGATGCTGCCCTTCGGGTAGTGCTCGCGCAGCCACTCCTCGGGCACGCGCTTCCTAGGCATCGCCGCCCGCCCCCAGCATCCTCGCCATGGGCGCCTGCGCCCCCGCCATGCCGACCTCGCCCATCATGCGCGCGGCGCTGAGCGCCGTCGCGTGGTTGGCCGTCACCGCGCCCGCGACCTCCACGATGCTCTTGGCGCGCCTCAGCTCCATCTCTGCCGCGTCCGCGTCCGCGAGGTCGAGCGCGTCCAGGCGCTCCAGCTCCGCGAACAGCTTGTCCCCCAGCCTGTCCAGGCTTCCCATGGCGTTCCTCCTTCCCAGCAGCGTGGGCGCGGCCCACTTGCCCGCCTCGGCTGCCATCTCCTCTTTGCTTGGTCCCTGCTTCTCGTCCATTGCCGTGTGCGTGGTCGTCGGCTCGAGGGTCGCGGCCGGTTTCGTACGCCACAGCCACACGGCGCGGAAGTCTGGGCAGTCCCCTGCCATCTCCGCGCGCACCGTCGGGTGCCTGCCGCGCGCACCCACGGCCTTGGGGCTCATGCACGCGCCGACGCCCGCGACGCGGCCCTCGCGGAAGTAAGCGCAGACGCCGCAGCGGCTCACGCCTCCTCCCAGCACCCGCAGCCCTCGCCGCAGCCGAGGGCGCGCGCCATCTCGTCGTCCTTCCCGAAGTACTCGCGGGCGTCCACGAAGCGCTCCCACACCATCTGGCAGGCGTCGCGGTGCGCGCACCTGTCCATCGCCTCCAGCGGCGTCTCCTCGGGCGGGTCGGGCGGGCTCGCCAGCTTCCACGCGTCGTATGATTCGTAGGGCATCTGGCCCTCCTATTCGGTTTTTGCGTTGCGTTGCGTTGCGCAGCGTTGCATGGTGCAACACGTGCAACACGCACGTTTGCGCAGTTAAATGGCTATGTTTTACGGATTGGTCAGGCGTTGCGTTGCGTCTGTTGCAACTCTCGCCTATATATTCCCTATATACTCTCTTTATTTATTTTTAAGAAAGAATCAAGAGAATTCAGTGCAACAGCTGCAACATGTGCAACATCCGCAGGTAAACCACGTTGCAGTGATGTTGCAGTTGTTGCAGTGAACTCACTCTCTGGCGGGTACCCAGCAAGTCGTGACGCCGAAATCGGGCGTTCTTTGTCTTCCTGGTAACCTCACCCACTCGCTGCTCGAGTCGAGCGCCGTGATGATGTCCGTCTGCACGAGCTTGTCGAACCCACGCCGCCTCATGTCGTCTGGCAGCGAGAGGAACACCTCGCGCGTGCAGATGCGCTCGTTGGGCGTCCCCGCATAGGCGGCGGGCAGCTTCGCGGGCAGGATCTCGGCGATCACCTTGGTGGCCTCCGTCACGACGGGGTGCTCCTCGGTGTGCGCCTCCTGCAGCCGCTGCGCCTCGGCCCGCAGGTCGTCGCGCAGCACGAGCACGGGGCTCTCCCGTTTGTAGGCTTGGACGGCCTCGGCCCACATCTGCTCGACGTACGCCTCGGCTTCGTCGGTGAACATCCACTTGTTGCACTCCGTCGCGTTGCACTCCACCGGCAGGAAGCGGCGGTTGCCCGTCGCGTCCGTCAGGAAGTCGTGGTTGTTGGTCGTGCCGATGAACACGCACACACGCAGCCGCTGGACGGTCTCGCGGGCGTACTTTGGGCGTATCACGTCTTTGGTGCTCGTGATGAACGCCTTGATAGCCTCGATCTCCCTCGCCTTCTTGGTCGCGAGCAGCTCGGCCATCTCGGCTATCCACAGGCCGCGCAGCTTCTCGACCGCGGCGTCGCCGTCTATCGTGTTGAAGTTGTCGCTGTACCACGCGGGGACGTGGGCGAGCAGGGACACGTAGCGGCTCTTGCCGATTCCCTGCGGCCCCACCAGCACGGGCATGTAGTCGAACTTGGTCCCTGGCTCGTAGGCCCTCGCCACGGCGCCCATCATGAACAGGCGCTCCACCTCGCGGTTGTACTCGTTGTCCTCGGCGCCCAAAGCGCTCACTATCAGCTCGCCCACGCGCGGCTCGCCGTCCCACTCCAGCGAGTCCAGCCACTCCGTCACGGGGTTGCGCTCGTGCTGCCTGCACACGAACTGGCACGCGTCGATGATGCGCTCCTTGGCGGTCAGCCCGTAGGCGTGCTCGAGGTAGGCGGTCAGCCCCACGTAGTCCTCGTCGGTGACTGGCCTGTCGCCCTTGCGGGCCTCGTCCCACGGCACGGGGCACGTGAGCATGCGCGTGTAGGCCATGCCGTCGTACCAGAAGCGCCCGCGCAGTTGCTCGTCGGCCGAGAGCGCCACGATCATGTTGCTCGTGGTCTGCTTGACGGCGCCCTTGCCGTTCACCTCCAGCGTGGACGGGACGGACGCCCCCGGGCGCCCTATCCCCACGTCCTCGCCGCGGAACGTCCCCTCGCCGTCGTGCCCCGGCCCCTTCTTGCACACCTGCTTGACGATGCGCGCCACCTCGGCGTCGGTGAGCGGCTTGATGCAGTTGGTCGTGTTGGCCTGCCGCACCATCGCGTCGATGGCGTCGTCCGCGTACCCTCGGCTGCGCAGCGAGCACCCGTAGCGGTACAGCGTGTCGTCGCGCTCGCCCTTGCGGATGCGCTCGGGGAGCTGGAACCGCTCGCCCTGCGGCGCCTCGTCCTGCCCCGTGCCGCCGTTGCGCTGCACGTAGTCGATGAAGGCGTCCACATTGGCGTCCACCTTGGCGATTGCGCGTTCCCACGGTGCGTCGCCCTCGTTCCATCGGTAGGGGTTGCCGTTGGGGTGAACGGACGGCGGGGCGACGATGTAGCTGCCCTCGCCGCGCACGTCCACGCCCAAATCGTGGTTCACGCTCGGGTGGTACGGCCTGTCCGCGCGGAACAGGCAGTGCATGCCGCCGCTGCCCGTTATCGCGGTGGCGGTCGCAACCAGCTCGCCTGACTCGTCCTCCCACTCGTTGAGCGTGTCGAGCCCGTGGACGCCCTTCTCGTCGCTCTCGTCGAAGTCGAGCACCACGAGGTTGCCCGACGGCTCGCCGCATACGATGGCGATGTTCAGGTCTGGTTGCCGCGTCCACAGCTCACGGGCGTCCTCGGGGTTGTCGAACCAGTCGTGCAGCCCGTTCACCATGGCGGGGCGCTTGCCGCGCGGCTGTATCGGGATGATGCCGAAGCCGTGCTCGCAGTACCAGACGGCCGCTTGGCCCAGCTCGCTCAGCGCGTCACTCATACCTCACTCCCAGCAGCTCGCATATCCTCCGCGCCGCCTGCGCGGGGTGGACGAACTCGAAGCGGCACCCATGGTCCTGCTCCAGCCGCGCCATGATCTTCGCCAGCGTCGCGCCCGTCATGGGCTTGTGGCGGAACTTCCTGCAGCCGATGGACACGAGCGGCTCGCAGCGGCCCATGCGCCGCTCGTCGCACCGCTTGCACGCGTCGTTGGTCCACCTCGCCACGTCGGCGGCGCACTTGTACGGCCAGCCCACCTCGGTGAGTATCACGAGGCGGCACCCCGCGTCGCGCGCGCGGTCCAGCTCGCGGACGAACCGCGCGTGGTCGCGCCCGCAGTCCATCGACAGCTCGGAGATGGAGCGCTTGGTGTCCACGAGGACGTTGGACGTCCCGTCCACGCGCTCGTAGTCGCCCGTGTCGAGCTTCCTGCGCTCCACCTCCACGCCGTGCGCCTCGAACCACGCCCGCTTGTTTTCGTGCTTCCCGCGCTGTTGGCGGGTGTCCTCGTATATGTCGGGCATGGACGCCCCCTCTTAGTCGAACGGGATATCGCCGTCGTAGGTGGCGATGGTCGGCTTGCGGGCGGGTGCCGAGCCGCCCTTGAGCGGCTTCTTGTCGCGCGGCTTGACCTCGCCCGCGCGGACCTTGGCGGCGTCCACGACCTGGCACACGTTCAGGCGCGTGCGCACCTCGCCGTTGCGGTCCTCGTACTCCTCCTCTTGCAGGTTGACGCCCACGAGGCGCCCCACGAAGATGTCGAGGCGCCCCGCGTCCCACGCCGCGAATGGGTCGAAGCCGGGGTTGGACGCCTGGATGGCCTCGAGTCGGCCCTTGAGCATGCCCAGCGCGGTCTCCTTGTAGCTCATGAAGAAGTGGTGGGCGTACGGGTGGGCCTTGCCCCAGTCGTCGCCGTAGTAGCCCGCGTGCTCGCCCTCGGCGATGTCGAAGACCACCTCCACGTACTCCTTGTCGGCCTTGTCCTCGGCCGCGGTGATGCGGGCCACGTACGGGCCAGCGGGCAGCGGCGTGAACTCGCCGTCGCCGGTGGACTGGATGTTGCCCCAATTGAGTGAACGCATAATTTACCCTCTCTTTCGTATATTCCTCAGCTTGTTCTCGAACAGCCTGTCCCGCGGGTCGAAGCAGTGGACGTCCGATTGTGCGAACGCACAGCTGTATGCGTCGAACGTCCTGTCGCACGCCACGTCCTCGGCCACGCCCGCAGCCACCAGCTGCTTGTACCGCGCCTCGCACGAGTCAAGCATCGCGGCGATGGTGGGGGTGCTAGGCAGACTCATGGACGCCCCAACCCAGGAACGCCCGCAGCCCCTTGTCGATGACTGCCAAATCGTTGGGCTGCTCCCCCTGCTCGAATGCACCGCAGCTCTTTGCGGGCGGCTTGCCGTCCACGACGAACTTGTACTCGCCGCCGCTGCACTCGGACAAGATGGCGACGTTCACCATGCCCAGCAGGTTCACCTTCTCGTTGAGCAGCTTGCCCACCGTCGCGGGGACGGTGTTGCCGTGGGCGTCCACGTCCGTGTGCATGACGAGGTAGACGATCACCTCGCCGGGCAGGTCGTTCAGGAACTCGATGAAGCGGTACACGCGGCCCGCTATCTCCTTGTACACCTCGAACTGGTCGCGGTACTTCTCGTCGCCCCACGAGCCGCGCATGTAGATGTCCGTGATGCAGTACCCGAAGTCGTCCACCACCACGATGGGGTAGCGGGCGGCGTACTGCTGGACGATGGACGACAGCTGACCGAAGTCCTTGGTGCGGGCGAACTTCTTTCCTCCCTTGAACGGGAGCATCGTCTTCTCGCACTCCACCAGCCCGTACGCGTCGTTGGGCAGGTTGCGCAGCGAGTAGGTCTTTCCCGTGCCGCTAGGGCCGAGAATCAGGACGGGTACGCTCATTTCACTCACCCCCTTCCAGCAGCCCCGCGACCACAGCGGGCAGCTCGCCCTGCAGCGCCTCGGCCACCTTGTCGGGATGGACGCGCATGGTGCCCTTGGTCTTGATGCCCGCGGGCTTCGCGGGCTCCTCCACCTCCACGAGCGCCATCCCGTCCACCAGCACGCCCGTCTCGTCGAAGTAGCGCGCCGCCAGCCCGTCGAGGTTGGACGCCACCCATCGCGAGATGAAGTCGTTGAAGTCGTCGTCCTCGCATGCCGCGAGCGCCGCCGCGTCCACCACCTCGGGGCGCTGGACGACCCGCGCGGGCCGCTCGCCCGTCTTGGGGAAGCCGTACGTGCCCACCTTCTTGCCGCGCAGCCGCACCTCGAAGCCCGTGGCGCCCGTCTGCTCGTACAGGTCCAGATAGCGCCTGTTCACCCTGTCGCGCAGGTTGCCCGCCTTGGTCGTGCTCACCTCCTGCGCTATCGCGTTGTAGAGCGCCTGCATAATTGCCAAGCGCTCCACGTCCTCGGCGGTCGCGCTGCCCAGCTCGCCCACCTCGGGGAAGTCGATGGAGTGGACGTCCCCGTTGGCATCCGTCCTCGTGTATGCGTGACTCATGCCCGCTTCTCCTTCCTGCGTTGCCACTCCCGAAAGTCCCTGCGGCAGTCCCTCTCGCTCTCGTAGTTGAAGAAGTGCGCGACGAACCGCCACGAATAGTTCTTCGCCCTCATCGCCGCCATGCGCTCGAACGTCTCGTCCGAGAAGCGGCGGGCGTGCCTCGGGGCGCTCACAGCGCACCCACCGCCAGCGCGACCAGCCAGCACGTGATCCGGCACGCCGCGAGCAGCCCGCCCGACACGAGCGACGGGTACAGCAGGTCCCGCCACGTAAGCTCCTCGAACATGTCACTCCCCCTTCTGCGGCCCGCCCTGCGCGCCGCTCTCGAGCCAGTCCAGCACCCACCTGCCGAGGAAGACGCGCCCCTTCTTGGTGCCGTTGGGTAGGAAGCTCCTGAGCCTCCCCGCCCTCGCCTCGGCGTTGATGGTGTGCTCCGAGTAGCCGACCAGACCAGCCACCTGGGCCGCGCTGTACGCCACGATGGGCACGATGGCCTTTCTCTCGTCCATTGCCTCGTTCCTTGTCCCCGAGCGCCCGCCACGGGCGCGTCGCCCCGTCAGGGCGAGCGCGTAGGCGAGAAACGGAAAGGAGACTACATGCCAGAAAGGGGGTGTCGCCCTTTCGACGGTCCGTGTCGCGGTCGCAGCGAAGCCGACGAGGGCTGCGCGATGCATCGCGAGTCACCGAAGTGGGCGGCGCACCCGTGGCGACGCTCGGTCTTTGGTTGTTTGTCGTTATGGCGCTAGGCCGCTCCCAGCAGCTTCTCGGCTGCGGTTATGATCTCGGCCAGCTCAGCGAGGTTGCGGTACTTCCTCGTGAAGGAATCCAGCTCACGCTTTGCCGCGTCGAGCAATGCATCGTGGCTGTCTGCGTCACGCAGAATCGCTTCTACGCTCTGGTATTGGTAGGACTGCCCAGACGTGGTCGGCACCGTGAAGAACGCCCTTATGGGTTCGTCCATGTCCTCGCGCTTAACCTCCACGCTGCGGATGATGTACGCCGCCTGCGACTCGCGGTACGCGCTTGCCGCCTTTGCGTCGTCCCACTCGAAAGCCTTGTGGAGCGGCGCGTCCTCGGGGCGGCTCACTTCGACAAGCTCGTGCGGGGTCAAGCGCCCATCGGCGCTCAGGCGTTCGCAGACCTCGCCCGCGACCTGCGCGGCCACGGGCGCTCGTGCGCCCGACTTCCAGCGGTACTGCATCGCTGACCTCCTTTGTTCATTGGATTGTGTTGGTTGGCCGTGCCGTGACTGCCAGACCCGTCCTCGCGCCGCCACGCATTGCCGTGCCATGCCCCGACAAAACTGAACTAGCCATAACAGGC